TTTATAAGTAATCTTACAATCATTACAATAATAGTAGTAATAAGAGTTATTATTCTTTTTAGTAGTTGCTTTTCCACCGAGTATTCTTTTACATTTTGGACATTTTAATTTTTGCATAAATAGATAAGATAATTTTCTTTGAAAACTTCTCTGATTCTTTTTCTTTTGAACTTGACATTCTTCCCAAAACTCTTTTGTAACCAAAGGTTCAACTACATCGTTATAATAAGTAGGCTTTTAGTTCTTTTACCATGAACAAAATTTCCTTTATATATTTCATTTGTTAAGATATTAAATATAGTTGAATCTCTCCAATTAGTTTTATTTAACAATTTTTCTTCATTTAAAACATTACTAATAGTTTGATAAGACATCCCCTCATGATACATATTAAATATTCTTATTGCTACATCTTTAGTAGCATAATCAATTACTAATTTCTTATCTTCATGTTTATATCCTAAAGGTGCTTGATGAGGAATATGTCCAACTTTAATTGCTCCGGCAAGTCCTATTTTAGTTCTTTCACTTGTTCTTTCTATTTCTTGTTGACTAACTGATGTAAGTATTCTAGAAATCATTTTACCATTAGCATTTGTTATATTTATATCATCATTAGCACAATCTAAATAAGCATCATTTTCTTCTGGAAAAGTAAGAATCTTTTCCTAATTTGCAACTGAACGAGTTAATCTATCTAATTTTAATACTACAATAGTGTTAACTTTTTTATCTCTTATATCTTGTAATAGTTCTTCAAATTTAGGTCTATAATTACCAGTTTTAGCACTTATTCCACGTTCTTCATATACATTGTATACTTCGTATTCTTTAAACTCACACATAGTCCTTAAACGCTTTTCTTGCTCTGATAAACTAAATTCTTCTCTTGCTTGGTCTTCAGTACTTACACGAATATAAAGTCCTGCTATTTTCTTTCCTTCATTCATAATATTATCGCTCTTTTTAATACTAAAAAAGAGGAGATAAAAGCACTAACAAGTAATACTCTTGACTCCTCTAATATTTCTATTATTTATTTTATTTAAATGGATTGTGTATTTGACCATAGATGTACCTCGTTTTCTAATAAAAGACGGTGTTTCTTTGTCATTTATTGGTTACTTATAATAATAGTTTTTATTTCAAAAGTTAAGACCTATGCTTGTTTTATATAGTCTTCAAGTTATGATAATTTAACCTTCTTACCTAGGTTATTAACATATATATCACTTGAATAATTAAATGCTAGATATAAATTGTTTTTAATATATATTCTATGTGGCTCAATATAAGTTAAATTAGTTTTATCAATTCTTCTAATGCTTCCATTTATTATAGTTGGTTTAGTATTACAAAAATCACATATTACTCTTAACCTCGATTCTAAAGATTCTTCAATTTCAATTTCTTCTTTAATAATATTTACCATAGACAAATCCTTTCTATGATTTTTTTAACAACTAAAAAAATCAATCATTTCTGATTGATATCTATCTAAAAGTTCGAATAGTTCGAGCGGATTCCCCTATGGTGCCGGAAGTAAGAGATAGACAATACCTACATTTACATTAATAATATCATATATAACTGCATTTAGTAATAAAAATATTAAAAAAACACTATAAAAGAATAAACCTTTTAATACTTTTAAGGGGTAAATAAGGGGTAAAAATATTAATAAAAAGATAGCTAAAATAAAGTAGCTATCGATTTATTGATTTCAATTTTATTATCTATATCTACTATTGCATAGTATTTAGATTCCTCTTTGCATATAAATACCTTATCTGATTTTATTCCGGTAATTTGATTGAATCTTTTTACATCAGCACTTTTTAAGATTCGCATATACATACCATTTTCCTCCTCTCGGGAATGATAATAACACATCTTCTTTTTACAGTCAAAGAACCGAATTTTGCATTTTCAGACTATGAAAATCAATGAATTTTTCATTTTATTGTTAATAAGTACCCTGAATTTAACAAATTCAGTATAAATTTAGAGTGAATTTTAAAAATTCACTTTCTTTTCACAAATTTTAGGAAAAATAAAAAAAGAACTCAAGCTACTATTATTAGTAACCTGAGTTCTCTTAATTATTACTTACTTCATATAGATTTTTACTAAATATCCATACATTTCTACCATCTATGTTTATTTTAGCAGAATTAGATTTAGTATCTATATCTAATACTGTATATATTTCATCATTTTTTACCAAACTTCCTATACCTAATAATTGGTCATTGGTTTGATTTCCATTCTTATCAACCTCTACAAAAGGTCTGCTAGGTAACCAATGGTAGTTTGCTATTATTCTACCTGTCAACTGATTGCTGCCAAACAAATTATGTGGAATATCTAAACAGTTCACTGTGAATATTCCATTAAACTTAACTTTAGAACCAACAGTCAGTATTTGATCTGTTTCTTTTTTAGTTTCTTGATGACTTATTAGTTGCTTGGGAATAAAGGCTCCTATAATACCATCATAACGCATATTACTGATTGTAACATACGGTTTCGGTGCATTCTGCTGTAAACACTTAAATGTGCCATTTCCGTTGTCCTCTAAAAAGAAACCAACATGTGAGTTTGGAGCTACCTTGCAATTACCCCAAACAACTACTGTACCAAAAATCATATTATCAACAGTTGTTTCTGTATAATAATCTAATATACCGTTATTAACCTTATTTTGAGCTATAGAGCGTGCATAACCACTAGGTTTGCAATTGATATATATGCCATTGTTATATAATTTATTGAAGTAATTAAATAAATCCACACATTGACATCCATACTTTCCATCAACATCTATTGCTTTTCCCAAAGTTTTATTAACAAAATCTTGAAAGCTCATTAATCTTCCTCACTTTCTTCTTCAATTTTTTTCATTTCATTTGCAGTAACTTCTTTTTCAATTATTGCCTCAACAGGCGTTACTATTTCTTTTTCCATTATATTTCCTCCTAAAAAACGCACAAAAAATCCGATTTACTGTGCATTTTATTAACATAAACCGGACTTTTTATACTTTATTGTACATTATCGTCATCATTTAATTTTTCTTTTATCTTCTCTGGCATTTCTACGCCAAGTTTTTTACAATTTTCAGCTATACTAACTAGCTCCATATATACAATATACAGACTAATAAACTGTCCTATAAATTTAATGTTAAAGGCTAGTCCTATTACTATGCCTACAACTATATAGATAATCTCAGCTAGTTTTTTGCCTATTCCATCACACATTTTTGTAGACTTAACTTGCTTATTCTTCCATGCTTGATAATATCCAGTTATGATATCTGCTACCATCAAGAATAATGGTAGTACTATTTCCCAGTACTTATGTGAAAACTGTAAATTTGTAATTATTTCCATTTCTTTTTTCCCTTCTATTCATTATAACCTAAAATTATAATAGGAATGCAAACCGTATCACCATCGATACCTGAATTAGTAGCAATTTCAAGAGTCATATCATTAATATATGTAATGATTCGTTCCCTTACTCTAGCCTCTCCAGCACCGACAGAATAAATCATAGAAATTCTCGTGCCATTTCCCTTTGGAATTCTTCCAGTTGACAGTCTTTCAAGGCTGCTACTGTTTGTGCTACCTCTATAGATAATTTCATAGTATTTATAGTTAGCATTGTTTAAATTAATTCTTGTGACACTTGATATAGGCTCTGACGGATTAGCATTTTCCCATAATTTTTTTGCTTTAACATTGTTGATTCTTTGATTAATATTTTCTAATAGTTTTTCATTAATTTTCATATTTTATAGTCAATACTAGACTTTATCTCTATTTCCATTTACCAACTGCAATATATTTAACAAATTCTTCTCCAAAGGCTTCAAAGGATTGACCTAGTCTTGCATACATGCAAGCTACCGCTACCCCTGTTTTTTCTAAGTTTTTTGCTACTGCAACTTTTACAAAAGTATCATCACTAGTTACACAAGTTAAAGTTAAACTAGGAATACTTATAAAAGCTTTTGGAAAGGTGAAGCTTACATAGGAATTATTTTGTGTTGTAATTGATCCATAACAAATCATAGTTCCATCAATAAACTTAATGTAACCATCTCCACTATCAATAATACCATCTATTCTTTTATTTATTTTTTTCATTAATATAGAATTTATTTGCATTTTTTTAGGTAAATTTAGTATCTATTTATGCTCGTATGCTAAAACTTTATAAGGAATAAAATACTCATTATCAGATCCATTAGCATTTTCAAAAGTCAAAACTCCATTATTTAAGTTTGAAGCCCTAAAGCCACTACTATATCCAATTAATATTGTAGACTTATCAGTTGGAATTCTGCCTGTAGTCATAATTCTCTCAGGATGTGCTGTACTTTGAGTAAATAAAATTTCATAAAATTTGTAATCGTACAAATTAGTAATTATTTTTTGATTACTATCCCAAAAAACAGTGAGATTATCATTTTGCCAGAGAGTGGTTGGTTTTAATCTATCTATTTTAGATAACTCTTCAAATACTTTTCTAAGAATTTTTTTATTAATTTCAAGCATAAACATCACCAGATGACGATACTAAATAGTACCAGTCACCTCTTTTCTTAATGTCAAAGGAGATTCTAGTATTAAACTTGAACCTCCTTTCTTGCAAAACAATCGTATGTATGTATGTATGTATGTATGTATGTATGTATGTATGTATGTATAAGCGTAAATATTTTTTCTATTTTAGTCAACACTTTTATCATATTTTTCCTCCTATTCATCATCATTAACAATTATCGGAACTATGGTCCACTTTAATGCATCCCAATTTCCAGTCACGTTGTCTTCGTTGCATTCATAAATAACGTGATTATAAACAACTAAATTTCCTTTAACGTATGTAGCTGTTGAACTGTATGTATCCAAGTTTATTCCTAATGCAGTTCTAAGATTAGATATATCTGATATCAATTTACCAGCCGCATCTCCATCTAGTATATTTTGCATCTGACTAAATAAAGAATTAAATATAGCATCATACTGAGCAAATATTTCAGTAGTATCTAATTGCTGCACAGCTGATACAACTTGACCACAATCACTGGTATTAAACCTACAGTCTTCAATCATAGAATTTGTTATTTTATCTATCGATTTATTGATTGTAATATTACACAACCTTAATTCATAAATATTTGAATTTCTTGTTAAATCTACCGCTGTTGGATTGCTTGCATAACTACCTTCAAGTACATCTGAAATAATATTTAAATTTTCTTTTGAATATCTTAAAACAATGCTGTCAATTCTAGATTGATTATTGTCTGCTAAACTTATATTTATTATCTTGTCAGATGGATTATAAAACCAGAAACCATTTATAAAAGCACTACCAGCTTTTAAAGTTACTGTCATATTATCATTTGCTATAACCTTTAATTCATTATTAAATACTCCATTTGATAGCATTTTGCTTAGAAAATTTGCTATCAATTCATATTTATACTTTCTATTTCCATTCACTGATGGAAAAAATCCTGATTCTTCCATATATCTTCCTCCTATTCTAAAGAAACAGTCTCCGCTAATGGTGTACCAAAAGTTGGCTTAATTTCCCTCTTACCGTTTTCAATTATTTCTTCCACTTCTGTAATTCTAACTGATTCAAGAATATTCCAATTTTCATCTTGAATATCAACTATATCACCTAAATCCCATTTATTTCTGTAATCAACAGAATTAGCTGTTATTTCAATACTCCTCTGTTCAGAAAGAATTTTGCTTAAACCTAAAGTTTTTAAGTTTTCTTTATAAGCAGAGTCAGTTAGATTTCCTTTATTTTCACTCTTGGCATCAAGAAATGATTCAAATAAATCAAATCCACTATAATCCCCTTCACTAACTTCTACTAAGATTCTTTCTTCTCCTTCACCACTACCACCAACTAAAACACTATTACAATTTCCTATCAGAGTATCTGTAAGCTCTAATTTCTCTGAATTATGATTCTGAGTTGAAAAACAATACTTTTCATTAATCTTCTGGTTGTGTGTTCTATCAATTCCAGCATAATTTTCAAATCTAAATACTTTATTTTCGATATTAGGAACGATTCTTGAACCTATATTTGATAATTTTGAGAACTTACACTGCATCTCATAAACATTCTTATATGTACATTGAAATTGTATATCTTTTGTTTGAATTGTAGTTTCTTCAATTTCAAACTTATTTGTTAGAGGAGTCATTTCTCTTAATAATGTTTTTTCAGCATCTAGAATATTTCCCTTATAATTAATTGTTTTTTTCACAATTCTTCTTTTTGTCAAATACAACAAAAAAGAACCTGAACAAGTAAGTTCTACATTTTTACCATCATCAGAAAAAGATACTGTATCAATTATTGCTGCTTCGGAATAATCTTGACGTATAATAATCCTATCTTTTTTGCCTAATAAATCGATATTATTTTTGTATGGAGCCACTACAAGTTCAAACTCGCCGGCTTCGTAATACTTTCTTCGCCATCTAAGTGAAATAAAACTATCAATAACACCTTTAAAATTTAAATCCTTATCAAAAATATACAGTACTTCTCCTTCGGCGTAAGATACCTCACGAGATGTCTGAGCATACGCTATAGGTATAGTTCCAGTTGAATACCTACCAGCTGATACAATATATAAATTATCATTGAAGACTAAACCATAAATAGTAGTACTTTTAAAAGGATCATTCTCTTCAACCCAATTTATTGCATCAGTTGATGAGATAATTGTTCCATTATACCCAACAGCTAAATACATACCATTTGCATATCGTGATTTGCATAAATAAGATTTTACATTTGAGTTCTGCTTATTCCAATTCATGCCATCAGTTGAAGTCAAAATCACACCATCTGCACCAACAATAAAAAACAAGTTTTTTCCTATTGAAATACTATTTAGACTTGTATTTATTCCAGAATCAATAAATTTCCAATCTTCTAGATTATTGGAACTTATTATTAATCCGAAATCACCAACAATGATATATTTACCATTAGAATAGATAATATCTCTAGCAAAATTAACTTCCATATAATCATAGGTACTAAACTTAAATATATGAGTTTTAATATCACTTCCATCCTTTGTTTCAAAAATTTTATAAGTAACTTCATAACGTACTGGACTCTCATCAATATACTGACTTATATAACTCAATAGCAAAATAAATCTATTATTAACAAACTTAGTAGTTGAAATAGTATAATTTTCATCAATAGCTTTGTAACGCCAATTTATTCCATCAGTTGAAATTGCAATATATGCATTAGTATTACCTGTGACGAATTCACCAGATGCAATAAATGTATTATTGCCATAAGCTAAGTTTTCAAGGGTAAATTTAGTATCATCTAGCTTTATGTCTATCCAATTTTTCAAATCATTACTATGTGCAACACCATTTGGTTTTTTGTGAGCTAAATAATATTTTCCATTTGCAAAAATTATATCTCTCCCATAACCAGTTACTTTAGTATTAATAGCTTTCCATTTCATTATATAGCCTCATAAGACAGAGAGTACTTAATTTCTGTAGTTAAATTTTCTATTCCAGAATCTGCCAATATTTTAAAATTATTTAGACCAGATTTAATTTGCAAAAATTTTGTACCATAAGCTAAATAGTTGTTTATATTAGTTTGAACTCCATCCCTTTCCAAAATAATATTTTTATTATTCAGACCAGTTGTAATAGTAATTACATCACCTATTTCTAACTCATAGTCTAACGTTAATAATTCCTGAGTATTTATATTCTTGACAGTAGGATTTACTACCTTACCTGATGCAGTAAAAATTATTTTTAAACCGGTTTCTATTTTTGTAGGATTATCAATAGTTGCTACTACATTATCATTCTTATTTCCGAATTCTAAACCATCTTCTGGTATTTCTAGTGGAAACTCTATTCCACCATCCCAAGATGCTAAAGACACATTATGCTCTTCTACTTCTTCAAATAATGGATTAAATGCCATTAATGAAATTGTAAATCTTCTAATCGGACCTGCTTCTATAATATCTACTTTTTCTACTCTACATTTGATTTTAGCTGAAAAATCATTCTCATAATAATACAAGATACCCTCATCATTATCAGGAAACACATTGTATAGGTATTGTCTTCTAGAAATAAAGTTATCTTTAAAAACTCCAGTTATTGTTATATTTCTTTTGTTTATACTTCTACCTATGTATAATTCACCTATACCAAAAGCCGAACTAACTCCATATAGCTCAGATGATTTTTCATGGATTCCATCATATTCCTCCAAAAAGTAAGGAAATTGATTAGTTATAGTTATCTTATTGCCATATGAGTTTTCAAAAACTAATTTTTCCATATAATCATCCTCTCTTTAATTGTAATATTAATTTTCTAAGCTCGGCTCTGCTTTGCCTTGCGACTTCTGCTGGACCAATATATTTACTGTAATTATTTATATTAATGGTAGGATTAAAATCAATATTCTTATCACTTGAATTGTTATCTATTGAGTTAATTTCATTGTTTTTTGAATTTGAATTTAAAGGAACAACTTTAGTCTTGGAACCTTGCTGTAACAATAACTCTGGACCTGCTTCAGCTACAATAGCAGCACCATTTAATAACGTTCCACCTTTAGCCATATATGGAATTTTTCCTACTGTTTTAAGATTAAATCCCCACTTTTTACCACCGATAGCAGGAACCCAATCTGGAACATCAAATTTAATTTTATTTAGTCCCTTTATTAAAAAGTTAATTCCATCAAGCACAATATTAAGCATCCCAATAATACCATTTAACGGTGCTTTAGCCAGTGCTAATAATTGATTGAAGATACCACCAAAAATATTTTTGATACCCTCCCACGCAAGACTCCAGTTACCAGTAAATATACCTGTTACAAAATCTATTATGCCATTGAAAATTTGACATAAGGCATTATAAAAGTTGGAAATATTGGCTACAAAACCATTAATAACATTACCAAGAATACCAAATGAATTTGTCCAATCAGTTGCAAATATTCCTTGTAAAAAATCATTAAACTGCATGAAAATATTTTTTATTCCATCCCAAATGCCAATGATTGCGTTTCTAAAACTTTCATTTGTATTCCATAAATAAACCAAACCAGCTACTAGTGCTGCAACAGCTGCTATTACTAAAACTATAGGATTAGCAGCCAAAAATGAAAGTGCGGTAGAAACACCGGTTATAGCTAATTTACCTATAGCTAGCACTCCATTCAAGCCTATTTGGGCAAGTTTTAAAGCATTTGTAGCAATTGTAACGGCACCTTTTTTTATCGCGTTTATTCCTAATATTAAATTTTCGTTGGTAAATAGATTAATTATTTTACTAAGACTACCAGCCATAGTTCCAAAAATAATTAATAATGGACCTATAGCTGCCACTAATAATCCAATAGTAATAATTATATTTTTCGTACTATCATCTAAACCCTCAAACCATTTTAATAATTTATCAACACCATTCATTAAAGTTTCTAAATATGGTAAGAAATTGGTTACTATTTTTTCACCTACAGAAGCTAAAGACGTTTCAAATTCTCTTTTTATAGTTTCAATCTTAGCTTTTGTACCACCATATATAGCATCATTAGTTTCCTTTGCAGCATTTGCAGTATCATCATATATACTGTTTACATCATTTAAAGATGCGATTATTTTCATAGCATTATCTTCACCAAGGGCACTCCATACCGTTGATGCTAAAGACAAAGCTTCCTGTTGATTTTGCATATTTTCAAGGTCGCCTATTACAGAATAAAATACATCTTTAGATGTAGCTTTACCTTTTTTCCATTCATTAAAAAGTTTACGAGTATCTTTTGAAAAAGAAGATAAATTTTCTTCTATTCTTCCATCAGACAAACTAATGGTAAACTCTTTTACAAAATCATTAACTTTGTCAAGATTATAAGCTCCATTGGCGAGACCATTATCTAGAATAGCAAACATTTCTTTTGCAGAAAAGCCAGCCTGTCCCCAAATTTGAGTGTACTCTGCTAAGTTATCACCAAGTTCACCTGTTTTATTCAAACCACTTATTGCCCCAACAGTGATTAAATCAAAAGATTCTTGAGCTGTTAAGCCCATATTTGTCATTAATCCACTAACGCCACGAAGTGTTTCACTAAAGTCCATGTCAAAAGTGTCTTGTAACATATAAGCATTTTCGGTTATATATTTTAAATCTGTATCTGAAATATCTCCTAAGTTTTGCCTAACCAGAGACATTTTATCGGCTATATCCGCATAATCTTCACCATAATTCTCATCATGAATTTCTTTTAAGACATTTTTAAATCTTTCTGTTTCTTGAACAGTTGCACCAGTAGATGCCATATACTTGTTAAGAGCTGTTTCTAAGCTCATAGCTGAATTAGCTGCTGCTACGTCAATGCCGACGATTCCAGCACTTAAAACTGATGCTTTCTTACCAACATCAGTAACCTTATTTGCTGTTTCTTCAAGTTTCTTGGCATAATCTTTTAAATTAGCAGTACCAAGATTTATTTCTTTGGAAACATTTTGTATTTGTACTTGATATCTATTTAATTGACTCTCTGCTGCTTTTAAAGCTGTTCTTTTTTTCGTAATAGCTAGTTCATCAGCATTTTCAGCAGACTCCATTTGCTTAAGTTCTTCAGATAGTATTGTTACTTTATTTTTTTGAGCATCATAAGCGGAATTTAAATAAACTAACTTATCAGCTAATTTTTGACTAGTTTTTGTATTCTCATCATATTGTGATTGTACTAATTGAAAATCTTGATAATTTTCTTTTAACGAAGCACTAACTGATTTTAAAGATTTGACAAAATCTGTACTACCATCTGCATTAAAGACCAAACCTACTCTCTTTACATCACTTGCCATATTTTTTTCTCTCCATTTTTACAAACATATCTACCATTTGATAAAATTCAATGGGATTAAGTTTCATCATCTCATCTATCGATAAACCAATAGTTAAGGCTGTATACTTAATAGATGCCCAATTTATCTTTTCTTCTTCTTTTTCTGTGGTATAAATTTCTGGTCTTTTTTTTTAAAATTTTCTTGATTTTCAAAGTTTTCTTTAAAAAAATCATTTATTAGTGATAAGTCATTAACATTTACTAGTCTAATTGCTTCTTGATAGCCTATTTTTTTATCATAATTAGCCCTAACAGCACTGTAAATAAATAAGCTTTGTACTTTTAATAGATTTTTTTTAGCCTGCATATCAGCTTTTAGCTTTTTTAATCCACCCTCGTAGTCTTCTAAATATTGCATAATTAAAAAACTCCATTGAAGTTCAATCTTATCACCGTTCTTTAGTGTTAATATTCTCATTGTTTCACCTCCAAAATAAAAAAAAGAAAGCCAATTTTTTAATTAGCCTTCTTATCATTAAGCACCAGCAGTTGCAGCAGTCAAATCAGCATCGGTCACAATTGGCTTAGCAAAGAACTTTTCTTCAGTAAGTCCAGCAGGAAAACTAGTCATTTCATTGTCTACATAGTTTTTGATATCTCCAGCTTCGTTAAAAGGATAAGCTCTAATTGTAACTGTATCATTTTGCTCAGAAAATGATTCATCAGATGTTTCAATATCATCCGTATTTTCAATCAGTTGACATTTAGGAAACCAATCATATCTAATTCCGCCACCAACTTTTTTCACCACTTTTCCATAAGCAAAATACGGTCTTTCTTTTGTTCCACCAGAACTAGCAAGACCTGATTTAGATATTTCCTCACCACGCATTTTAGCCAAATCTTCAACTGGAAAAGCTACTACTTCAACAGCTAAATCAATGCTAGAAACACTATTAAAGTTAGCATAGTCCTTGCCTGATGCTCTTACTTGAGTATTGTCACCGTTTTCAGTTGTACCTATTTTCTTAACAACTTCTGTTTTTATTGTTTCCTCATAAGTAGAATAATCTATATTTCCATCCTTATCAGGTGTGTTAAAAGCATAATATTGTGCACCGACTGTTTCTTTCATCATCGGTTTTTTTGTTTTAATTGCCATAAAAAAATCCTCCTATTTATAAATTTCTTTTGTCATTTTCTCATAATATTTTTCTTTATTTTTTTCAAACAAAGGGACTAAATGCGGTTCCTTTGGTGTTAATTTAGTACCATCTTCAACCATTCTTCCATAATATTTTCCCCAACAAACTTCTATTTCGTTTTTAACTATTTCATATGAAAAGGTGTCAACTAGATGCGTATAATCACTAGCTGAAATTTTAGAGTAAGGCTTTGTTAATTTTAGCAAATCATTAACAAATTCTTTCGCACCAACTTCTAAAATTTTTATTGGTGTTTCAACATTCTTAATTATATCCTGTAGTTCATTAAAAAGTGAGTCAAACACACTAGAATTTTCAATATACATTTTCTAAGACCTCAATAGAAAAATAAGAATGAAATTCTCTCTTATCTTTTATGTATTCATGGGAAATTTTAGGATGAATGTTGCTACCATTCAATAATTTTTTTAATTCTATCAATTTCGGATCCCTTGGTTGTAATGATCTAAATGAGATCTGATAGTTTACTAAACCAGTATAGTTATTTCCAGAAGCCAATATGTCTTCCCATAAATATTCAAAAAAAACAATTCTAGGATAGGAATCATTTTGTTCCATAAACTGAATTCCTTCATTAAATACTATATTTAGCTTTTCAAATAAAGATATCAACTCATTCTTTTTCATTTTTCACCTCCAAAATACTCGGTGAAGGATATTCTTGCAAAGTAATGTCACTTTGTAAATAACCTTCGCTATTTTTAAAATGATAAATATTAAATACCTGATAGTATTTATCATTAATTTTTAATACATTCTCGGATGTTATACTCCTATCTTGTGATATTCTGATTTTATATTTAATCTTTCTTTTCCTATTTTCATTCTCAAAAATAACATCATCACTAAGTGATAATTCTTGATAATAAAAAGGATTAGAATCTAACAATTCTATCCTTTCGTAGGGGAATACACTATTATCTTGCTTTATCTTGTAAAGATAAAAAGAACCGTCATTATAATTCGGAATCGTTGTTATATTTAATTTGAAGTGCGACATAATCACTCATATATAACTCTTTAAATTCTGCAAGTCTTTTATAATTTGCATATAAAACATAGTTTTTTAATAAAACTCTAGCATCCATGTCTTCATCAAAATTTATTGATACTCCTACAGAATGGTTGATATTATATATTCCTTCCTTTACATACCTTTCAAAGTTTTCATTTGGTATATTAGGATTAATTAATTGTTCTTTTCGTATTTCACTTACAAGATCAACAATCAATTTATTATCAAAATTCACTATTTATCTCTATTCTTCTTTGCTGTTTTTTTTGTTGCATCCCCGTTATTTAACTCTTCTGTTTTATTTTTAGATAGTTCATCCATTTTAGAATTTATTTCTTCTAAAATTGCATCTCTTAAATCAATTTTTTCTATTTCGGCATACTCAATAAGTTGATTTATATTTAATTCAGCTAATGAATCTATTTCCTTAATCAAAATTTTCTTTTGTTTGTTTTTACTGCTTGATAATTCGTTTATTCTATCTTTATTTATGTCCTTTTTTTCAAAAGGGTACAAACTGCCCTTTTTATAATCATGATTATTATCTTGTAAATCAGTAAAATTTTCTACAACTACATACATTTTTGTTCCTCCTTAATAAAAGGTAAGAGGCTATTAAGCCCCTGCACCCGAATTAACTGTTTGACTTGCTGGTAATGATTCTACTGTAGTAATAGCCTTGAACTCTGGAATGTATTCTTCTAGCTTAGTTACGTCAAAAATATAAGCTACATTATCTGCAGTTGCACGTCCATTTGCATAAACCTTTCCAACAATTAAATCAGCATCATCTGTTGCTAAAGTTTCCTTATATTCAGTAATTCTCATACCATTCATACCCATTGTATACTTACCAGCTAATGTTAAAGCTGCTTTGTTTTTAGGATTTTCGGTACATTGAATTACCTCTAAATTTTTAAATGATGAAACTAATTTACCTTCTTTATCATAAATAGCTGGTGCTACATAATTAGCTTCATCTTCAGGATTACAAATTAAATATAACTTATCTATAGTTCTTCTTCCATTATTTGTTAAGTATGTTTTTGCTTTTGCTAAACCTTTGGGACTAAAATTAGTTAAATCTGCAGCAACATCTTTATCTTTATGTGTACTATCTTCATTGGTCTTTTCAATTTGTTTATAAATACCAATTGGTTGTTCTTTACCAGTTCCGCAAAGATAACCATAAGCTAATCCTTCTCTTAATACTTCTTCTAAAACAGCCATAAAATATTTATCCATAAATTGATAAGATAATTCTCTAATAGCTTTCGGAATGATAAGATATGCATCTAGTTTCCCTAAGTCAGTAACTAATCCTTTGACGTTGTTAGATAAGCTTCCTTTTAATTTATCAGTTAAACCTTCCCAAGAATAAGCACCGCTTCTTTCTGAAACAATCCATCTCTTTACATCGGCAGGAGCAAAATTAATAAGTGCAAGTACTGGCTCTTCTGTTTTAACATTTTCTAAAGTTAAATCAATAATTGATGTAGGAATTAAGTCAATTTGGGCACCAGTTATGGCTTGCTTAATATCTTTAAAATTCTCATAAAATTTTTCTTCCGCCTTACTAAGAGTTCTTAATCCTAGCTTACTAGCATATTCTGTATCTGAATTTGCTTTTATAGATTCCATTTGAATTTCATTAATCAAATCTTTATGTTGCTCACTAGCAAACATTTCTACTACTTCTGCTAAAGCTGTGGCTTTGTCCTCGCTTTCATTTAACATTTTAATTGCTTTTTGTTTTAAGTTTTCTGTGTTTTTTTCATTTAATACCATTTTTTTACCTTCTTTCTTTATTTATCATTTTTTCTATTAAAAAAAAGATTCCATGAATCTTCTTTCGGCTCGATTGATTTATCTAAGCTAGCCATTTTTGATTTTAACTCTGTATTTTCTCTTACTAAATTTCTAATATAAGAATTAATATCTTTTATGGATTGCTGAGCATTGTTTTCTTTTTGAATTGATGTAGCAAATCCTTTGCTAAAAGCTAGTTGATAATCCATCCATGTTTCTTTATCCATCATGCTTTTAATTTCTTCCTCGGTAAGTCCTGTTTTTGAAACATATATGTTTACACTAGGCTTAGTAATCATTTCTAAATCCTCGGCTGCTTTTCTAAGCTGATTAGGATCGCCAGAAACTTCAGTCCAAGCATTGTGAATCATCAATAAACCGCTTTCAGGAATTATTCTCTCTTCACCAGCCATAAAGATTACACTTGCAGCACTACAAGCAAATCCATCAACTTGAGTTATTAAATGTCCTTTAAAATCAGATAAGAGACTATAAATTGCTAATCCCTCAGAAACTTGTCCACCCATCGAGTTGATTCTTACTCGTAAATTAGGAGTATCAACTTTATTTAAAGCATCTTTAAAATTATAAGCATCTACTCTCGTTTCATCATCAACTTCTAACCATCTTTCTATCAGTGAAGGTTTTCTTATATCGCCATAAATGTATAAATCGGTTAAAGACTCATTTAACTTTACAAATTGAAAATACTTATCATTCATTTTTTCCATCTCTTTCACCTCCTTCCAAAGCTAATTCTGCATTTTGATAATTTTTCGTTATATAATGTTTATCTGCCCATTCTTCTTCTATTCTTGGTAAGCCAATAAACTCATTTATTTCATTATGACTATAGCCATTTGAAAATAACTTATCCATGCTTGTAGAACTCTCTAAAATATCAAAATATTTCATATTAAGTTTATTTATCTTAATTCTTTCACCATTTAAATAATTTTCTTGGCCAATAATTTTAGCATTTAAACCATCTTCTATTATCTGCAAATGTGGTAAGATTCCAAATGTTATAAAATCATTCGTGGAAGTTGATTTATCCGTTTTATTACCATAGAAAATATCCAGTGGGATATTATACATCATAGCTACTTTATCAGACCATTTCTTTTCTAATTTTGACCATTCATCAGTATTACTAACTTGACCAAAATCAATTTTTTCAAGTCCAAATGTTTCCGATAAAAGAATTATTGCATCCTCTTCATCAAATAAACCTTTTGTGATTTTCTCTTTATATTCTGCATAAGTGATTTCTTTCTTTGTGACAGGATCTTTTAAAGCTGGTTGTCCGCCCGGTTTTTTTAGTCTGAATTTATGAAGATTAGTCATAGTATAATGATTCCTTGCAACATTAATAAGTTCACCTAAATCATTGTAATAATCATCAAGTGTTTCCTTAATTCGTGAACATTTTAAATTTAGATAAATTACATCTTCTGATGTAAAATTCTTTTTTAAAATTAATGTATTATTATTACTATCACTTATTTGAACATTATAATAAATCTTAGGTAGTAGAATTGAGTTTGTCGATAAGAAACTATCTGCTAAATAGAGGGAGTTATCTAAGCAAACTATTAAAGCTTCCTGATCATCTAGATATTTCTTTATAACTTTATAAAAAAATGAGGTGGCTTCCTCATTTGGATTTGGTTGAATATTTAATTTATAATACTCTTGATCATTTTCAGATTTTTTTATTTTACCATCTTGACTTTTTCTATAAACTTGAATTTCTGATTTAGCTATAGTTTTAGCAATCATATCTATAGCATGTTCTATTGCATGCCTTTTAACGAATAATTGTCTTTTTTTAGCTAATAGTAAAGTTTCTACATATGACTGTAAATTTTCTTCTTCCTTTTTTGTAGAAAATAAATTAAATAAACTCATAATCTCACCAACTTTCTAAACATAAACATATTCTACTGTTCTTTCTAACAACTCTTCTCCACTCAATGCACAAATCATAGCCATAAATGAATCATTTTTTCTAAGTTTAGGTTCTACTTTTTCAAAATACATGTTTCCATCTTTCTTTGTTTTTAAACAAGTATTATTAATGGACCATCTCATAATTGCACTATCGCCTATATTTAGTTTGCCATTTTCAAAGAGACTTTCTAATTTAGGAGCAACTATTGCTGCAATAGACGCTGGATAACGTATCATTCTAATCAAGCCGTCTTTATTATCTCTTGTTTCGACTGATATACCACTAGCTTCAAATGTTTTCTTAATTAACTGATAACGATAATTATCAAGAATAATTTTTTTAACTTCATAGTCATTGAAGTATTCTAATGCCCAATTAACTATTATTTCTTCATCAATTGTAGGAGTATCTACTACTATAAAGTCATCAAAACCATTTTGTCCTTGATTTTCAAAAGGAAACTTAATATCTTTATAAAACTTATTAGATGAACATATAACGGTCCTTTGTCTCCAAATGAGTTCACCTTCATCGGTTTTAGTTAATATACCAACACTAGCAAAGTCTCTTAATGAAGCAAAATCAATTCCGATAACCGCAGGTGGATAATCATCATATTCAGGAACTTTTCTTGGTATTTTGTCTTCAATATTCTCATAAGAAGCTTTAAGAATATTATTCCAAGAAGTAACTACCAATTCATCTCTTTCAGTAGGAATATTCATTCTTTTACTGAGAAATTCGCTTCTCTTAGATGGACGTTCCTTTTGCTCAATCCAATCAATCATAATTGCATCTGCTAATTCTGGTAAGAATGGCAGAGATGGATTTGCTTGTTCCCAAAGCTTCGGATTATCTACAGACTTTAAATCGTTCATTTTACATAAAAAAGGAAAATAACGTAATTTGTTATCTCCCGTCTTCAAGACTTTACTACATACTTCTAATAGTTCATCTAGTGGACCACCGCGAACATCACCATTTGATGTAATAATAAAAATTCTACCATGCTTAACTTTACCTAATCCACCTTGATAAACTTTAATGTTTTTATCAGTTAAATATGCATGATATTCATTAAAGAGAATAGCTCCATCTTTCTTGCCATCTTTAGTAGCTGCATTAGAAGTATTAAATCTAAATCTTGACTTAGTGATTTTATTAACAAAATATTCTTTATTCCAATAAAAATATTTTTTCATCAGTTGCTCGTTATTTTTTAAAACATTGTAAGCAACATCATAACTATCATTTGCTTGATCTTCTGAAGTAGCAACTATATCAACATTGTAATTTTCAACGCCATAATATTGTGTTGTGAAAAAATGTAAAAGTGGAACTATAAAACCGTCTTTACCATTTCCACGTCCTTCTAAAATCACAAACGTTCTAAAAACTGGAATATCATTCTTATACATGAAAACAAAGGCATACACAAATTTTTGAAATGGAAAAAGTTTGTAATACCAACGTTCAACAAACCTAAGACATTTGTAGTATTTATCTTTATCAAAAAAGATATCCTCCCTTTTTAACGTAGGTTTAACTATATTTTCAATTAATAGCTTTCTTTCTTCGTTGAAAAGATGTTTATTATCCTCATAATACTTTAGATAATCATCAATTTCTTTACAGTAAATCATCTTCATCATCTCCAGTTATTAAATTGGATGATGAACTGTCTGAAGTTGGTGTTTTTAATAATGCTTGGTTAATTTCTAGGTCATTGACTATCTTTAACATTATCTGTTCCACTTTGATTAGGCTTGTTACAGATTCATTGGCTTTCTCCTGTTCTTTGCCATTTCCGTTAGTGAATTTGTATCTTATTCCTTGTTTTTGAATATCCTCTTTTAATCCTTCACGAATAGAGAGTAAGCAGAGATATTCATTAACTAAGTCATCATAAAATTTACCATATTTTGATAAATTTTCTAATTGATTAGTAATATCTTCTTTAATTAAAGCAAAATCATTCTCAGTAAGTTTTCTAATTGTTTTAGGGTATTTTTTCAATTTTACATTATTAGTACCCATTTTATCATACCTCCTACCCCTTCCATACGCACGCACGCGTGAGAGATTTCAACAGTCAGTAACCACACACCCGCTCGCCTTTAAATCTTAAATCTTTCAGGTTTTAACGGGGGGGGATTGAAAGAAAAAGTTACCATTTTTCTTCAGTTAATAGTTTCTTTTTCTTTTTAAACTTAAACCTTGCACGGTCTTCTACTATCTCATGAGCTTCAAATGATAATGAGACACCATTGTCAACATCTAAGCAAAGGTCTGGTCTCTGCTTGATTGGAATTTTATGATGAGTAGTATTAGCTCTCACAGGTTTAATCTTATAAGGTTTGTGTATTCCATCATCCCATTTTCCAGCAAAGAACTGACACTCGTAATGGTCACGTTCCAATACTTTTTCTCGCCAGATATCATAATCTGTTGATTTATAAAAGGCATCAGTATTACCTTTAGCTATCTCAGATGGCCAATCAAACTGTTTTCTTCTTTTCCTTCTTATTTTCATTTTACTCACCAAAAAAGAGAGAATATTATTTCTCTCAACGTGAACTTTAATTGTAATAAATTCACTATACACATATTAACATATAAATATTCAATTGAAAATAGTGGTCATTTTCAGCCATTCTTCATTTTTGTCAATACCCTAACAGCTGATAAAGATAATCATTTGGAAATATATATTTTTGTAATTCTTTAATCAATCTATATTTATTGCTAGCTATTGTAGTAGATGCAATAGATTTCGTAGAACTAGACCTCTTATCAAATATTTCAGCTATTTGCTCATGCGTCTTACCTTCAAAGTAATATAAAGTAATAATAGATATATATGGATCATTTTTAAATCTATCAAGTACTCTATCTATAAATTTAATCACTACTTCAGTCTTATAAATATCTTTAGTTAGAGATTTAACTGTTTGTTCTAATAAATCTTCTGCTTCTTGTCTTGGACCGTTAGACTTTGAAAATGCAGTTATAGATTTTGATTTATTAGGTAATCCAAATTCTTTATATTCCTTTACTTGTTCTTTACGATCTTTGATTGACTCTTTTAATTTCGGATAATCATATAATATTCTCTCAGTATTTTTATACGTTGAGCAATTCTTTTTAATTATAGCTCTCTTCTCTAGTTCATCTATCACTACACTTACTATCTCTCTATTATTCATATTTTATTCCTTTCCTTTTTATTCTCAATTACCTAAATAAAACTCTCTACATTCTTTGTTTTTGAAAGCCTCACTCGGCGACATAGACCTACAATTATTGACTTTGTAAGTACCACAAGCATAACCAACTCCGATGCCTATCATTAATATACCTATTATTCCTATTACATAAATTAAAACATTATCAATCTTCATGATTTATCATCTCCTATTACTTCTTTATCTTGTTGAATTAATTTATAAATGTATTCAACTACTTCATTAAGTATTCTTTGCCCTTGACAATGGAACTTAAAAGTATCATATAATTGTTCTTTGGTTATTTTGGAATAATCAGTATGATAATCTATTGTTGTTTTTGTATATTCGTTATAAAGTTTATTGCTTATTATTTTCATTACTATCATCTCCTTGTTCTAGTTCTTGTATTTCCTTTTTTATAATGTCTAAAATCATATATATTTCATCATCGATTCTGCACCCGCATAATTTTTGTAAATATTCTACGTTGTATAATTTAATATCTATGTATTCTTTTAATTTATTCCAATTATCTTTTAATCGTTTGCAGTTGTTTGCAGTTGTTTGCAGTTTTGGGCTTTCTTCTTTCCAATTGATAATTTCATTAAATAACTCTTTAAATTCATCTTTAGGTATTAAATAATGGTCTGAGCCTTGTATATAATATTTGTTATAATCTTCTATTTTCATTCTTACACATCTTTGTCTTCTAATATTTTACTTAATGCACTTCTCCATTCTTTTGCACTAGGGTATGTATTATATTCAGTTTTTAAAAATTCTATTGCTTTATCAATACTTTCTTTTTGCTTTTTAGACATGTATTCTAAATAATCTATATAATCAAATATTTCTTTAGCTTCACTAACTTCTAACGGATATTCATTATGTATCCTGTCGTCTTGATGATACAAAATTTCATAAGATGTTGGATTCTCAATAAAAAATTTTATCTCTGGAAATTTATCACTTATTTTCATATTCTTTCTTTCCTCCTAAAACCAATTAGAATAATATATGCACATAAATATTGTTTCACAGTTTGTGCAAGTAATTTCTACCATTTCATCAATTTCTATATTATTTAGTTCAATAGTGCTATTACAAATTGGGCAATTAACTTTAGCATTTACAATAGCAATTTTATTTATATTTATATCTTCAATTTCAACGAGTGAAACATAATCAGAGCATCTTTTTAGTGGCACAGTTGCACCTCTGATAGAGCAATTGATTTTCCCATCAAGTAACTGGCTATCAGCATAAGCACATTTACCTAATTCACATTTACACATATTAACCTTCCTCTAACTTTCCAAATTCTTTTTCATATAAAGTAACTTCATTTAATTCTACTAATATTTTTTTAACTTCTTCTTCAGTTAAAATGACTAATTCATTAATATCTCTATAGCCAGTATCTAAAGCCTTGCTTGTATATCTTAAGTACGTTCCTTTAGTAGTTTTTAAAATTTTTGCTTCATACCAAACATAATAATTAGCAAATAAACCTTTTTTTAAAATCCTACGATGATATGTAAATAATAATTCACATTTATCTGTATCATAAATTTTATTATCTATAATTGCTTTCATTTCTAGCCTCCATATATTTTTTTATTTTAGGATCAAGATTAATTAATGTATTTAAAGTGTTTTCAAATCTTTCACGGTCAACTATATTTTGATTTTTTAACTTAATTAAATTAACCGTTACCATGATGGAATACACAAGTAATATATCTATAATTAGCAATATCAGTAACCACATATTCTCCTCCAACATTGAATGCAATAGAACCTGATATTATATTGCATCATATAATTTATCATTTTTTCTATATTTCATAAGGCTTAAAACTTACTTTTTTTCAACAAATAGTTTTTGTGTTTTTTTAGAGTATTTTTTTAGTAAAATTTTATTAATTACTTTACTTGCTATGCCTTGCTTTTGTAATTCAATAACTTCATATTTTAATCTTCTAATCAAATTAATTGTTTCTTTTATTTCGGTTTTATCAATCTCACATTTAATTGATATTGTTTTCTCTTTCATCTATTTCTCCTTTCTTTTTATGTTCTTTCAGTGCAATCCATTGTAATAAAATTTTAAACCCTTCTTGTTCAAGTTCATTTACCCAACGTCCGTCACATAAATCAACCCACTCTTTATTCTCTTGATATGATTTAATACCTCTATCCTTGATATATTGATTTTTATCAAAAACTTTCTCTATTTTATTCATAAGTATCATCTTCACTTACTAGTTCAGCTAATTCAGTTAGATCAACAACGCCTTTGAACATTTGCTCTATTCTTTGTAACTTTAGTTCCCTTTTAATTAGAAATTCAATTTCTTCTTCGGATAAATTATTAATGTTTTTCTTGTCATGTGTAATATCTTCTTCTATTGTTAATTCATAATTAGCTATCATTTCTTTTAATATTAAATCTGTAAACTCCTTTTTCTGACGTTTTCTCATATTCTTAAAACTTTCTATTAAAAAATTTTTTTCTATCATTTTTTCCTCCTAAAATTTTATATTTCTTAATTTCAATTCTTTTTCAGAATTAGTTAATTTAGTATAAATCCTAGCTGTTTCAATTGAACTGTGTCCAAGTATGTCAGCAAGTCCAGCAATATCACTAGGATATGTTTCTAAGTAACATCTAGCAAAAAAATGTCTAAAAGCATGTGGATGTACATGTTCTTTATTTACTCGTGCCATACCAGCTAATTTTTTAAGTCTACGATAAATCGTTGAATGTGCATAAGATTTCTTAGTATCAGGATTAAATATTATTAGACCAGATTTAATCTTATGATTTCTACAATATTTTCTAAGTAGTCTTAATAAATCTAATTTAACTGATATTTCTCTTTCTTTGCCTTTGTTTCTGATAGACATAGTCTTATCTATCGTCTCAACTTTAAAGAATGATAGTTCTGATATACGAATGCCTGTCTCAGCTAAAATTCTTAAAATTAAATAATTATCTTCTTGACCATATTTCTTAGCTATTCTAAGCAACCGATGGTAGTCTGATTTACTCAAAGAATATTCTAGTGAAAATCTCTTTTGCTGTTTAATTATCTTCACACATAAATCTTTTCTATCAATAAACTTAAAGAATTTATTTAGTATTATTAAATAACCATTAGTAGTATTAGCTAAGAACTCATCAACGGTATCTAATTTATTCTTAAATTCTTTAACAGTTTTTTTATTTAATTCTTTACCTTTTGTATATTCTATAAAAGAATTTATATTAGCTCTATATTTTTTGATGGTAGCAACTGATTTTTGTTCATCTTCCATCTTCTCAATAAATTCTTCTAATTTTTCTTGTAAATCCATCTTTACCAACTCCCATTTAATTTTTGAAATCAAACTCAGCAAGTGCAAACTCATTTCAATTTTTAAAGAAAGAGATTAGAAAGGAGTTAGAAAGTAAATGCCACTTGCTTTTTAAAACTAACAAACTATTTATTGTAAGAATTAATTATTTCTGTTTCTATTTCTTTTCTTAAATTTCCAACTATTGGATGCACTATGTCATAATACTTGTCGTTAGATCCCTTATAATTTGGAAAAGCTATAAATAAGCCGTTATTACCTTGGATTAATTTTAAATTATGAATTGCTAAGCTATCGTCCAGAATAACCGTAGCAAAAGCCTTTAGATTCTCTTGATTATCAATTTTCTTCAAATTTACATTAGTTACTTTCATTTCTAATTTCTTCCCTTCTTAAGTAATTTTTTACATTTTTTGAACTTGATAAAACTTTAACCTTTTCATTTAATTTTACTAACGAAGCTTGAAGCACTTCTTTTTCTTCTTTGCTTTTTTTCAATTGCTTACGTAAGTTAATTACTTCTTTAGCAAGAATAGTATTATCAGCATTTCTTTGATTAAAATCAGAAGTTAACTTTGATATATTCTCATTTAAATTAGATATTTCACTAGATAATACTTGATTATCTTCTTTTAACTTATTATTGTACTTTGTAAGTCCGCCTAAGCGTGCAGACCACTGCTTAACCGATTTTTCTTTATCTTCTATTAGTACTTCTAAGTTCTTATTTTTTAAAATCAAAGTATTATTTGATGCTACCAAATCTTCGTTAGATAATTTTAATTCTTCATTTTTTTTGCAAGCATGAATTAGTCTTTTTCTTAAATCAAACTCTCTTCTTTCACTTTCGTTTATTTCTTTTTGCAATTCCTCATATTCTTTATTTCTTAAGATTTTCATATTATTTCTATTTCCTCCTCTTTATTCTCCTCTATTTTTATTAATGAGCTAATTGCCATAAGCAACCATTTATTTTCGTTCTCTAGCCTTGCATTTTCAGCGATTAAGTCTCTGTTTTGTTTAATTAACTCATTCTTATCTTTTGTAACACTAGCCATAAATTTATCAAAAGGTATCTGTAAATAATGCTCTGTAACATATACATGATCATCCATATTAACTATTCCTCCATCTATTTTGATAGTTTTTATTTGTGCCAACTTCATCAAATCTTTGATTTTTAGGATTATATTCAAGTGTTAATATTCCAGTTTGACCATTGCGATTCTTACCAATAATTACTTCTATTTCTTCAATATCCGAGTGAATACCCTTATAGTAATTTTCATTGTGTAACATTAATACCGTAGTAGCAGATTGTTCCAATTCACCCGTATCTTTCAAATCGCTAATCCTAGGTCTTTTATCCTTATCCTTTTCAGAATTTCTATTTATCTGTGCAGCCAAGAATATAGTGCAGTTATAGTCTAGTGATATTTGCCTTAGTTCTTTAACAATTGCCGTCATTTTTTCATAAAGGGATATACTCTTTTCATTTGAGCCAATCAGCCCAGCATAATCAATAAATGCTAATGTGTGGCCATTTTTACTTTCTTCAATAATTCTCTTACGAATACTAGCAATTGTTTGGCTTCTACTAATTATTTTGATGTTTTTACTAGCTATTTCAGTAGCACCTACTAATAACATTTCCTCTTGATAATCAGTAGCTGGATTATCATGATACTCAATTGGAATTTTTGTATTTATTCCAACAAGTCTTTGATAAATCTGCTTATCAGCCATTTCCATACTGAATAAAATACAATTATAATCATTAGCTAAGTCTTCTAGTAAATTTAACAAGAACCCAGTCTTACCTGTACCAGGACGTCCAGCAATAATAACTAGATCATGCTCCTGAATGTTTGAATATTTAGCTAATTTATTAAATCTAAATTTAATATTTTTGTTCTTAGAATTTATTAGTTTAAATATCTCGTTACTTGTTAATTTATTTGCTGAAGATTTAATTGTTAAAGCTTCAAACTTATGAATATCTGCAAGTAACTCATCTTGAGTTATTTTACTATTCTTGAATTTATCTATCAAACCTAGAATCAGTCTATTTACATATTTCTCAAATAAAATTTCTTGATTATACTCAAAATCAGTTCCCATAGCATCAGTACTAATCTTAACTACCTTTGATAAGATTCTATCTTGTGGAAATCTCTGATTAAATAAATGTTTGTATTTTTCAAATAAACCAGTCAAGCTAATTGTTTTATCATCGTTATACTGTCTTTTTAAAAGCTTAAAGATAAATTGATTATCAGCATCTTCAAAATGTTCATCTGAAATGACTAGTTTTGCAACATTATCAGGTTCTAAGATTAAACTACCAAGTATTTCTTCTTCAATTCCTAGCATTATTCTAAACTCCTGTAATAACTCACATCAGGGGTATCAACGTCTTCCTCTTTTTCTCTTCGTTGCTTTAGTTTGCTTTTAATGTCATTAACGGTCTTTAAACCTTGCTTATCCCACTCGTAAAGTATTTTATCGGTGTATTTAATGCTATTTACTTGATTAAGAACAGTCTCATCAACTGCCAGCTTAATAATTTCTTCAGAATAATCCCAAGATTTTATGAGTTCTATTTCTGCTGGAGCTAAAGTTCTACCAAATTGCTCTTCTGTGTATTCATATACATTTACATTACCATTACCATTTACATTACCATTTACATTTACATTAGGTTTTTCATTTTGAAACCTATGGTTTTTATTTTCTAAACCAGTGGTTTTTTCATAGTTTTTTTCTTCTTTAGTACTGGTTTTTTTATCTGATTTTTCTTCATTGTTACTACTTTTTGAAGGTCTTCCCCCTTTTTTGCCATCTTTTCTTCTTTTAACATTGGCGTCAATTTGTGGCTTAATTAATTTAAATAATAATTTAATTTCGTTAGGCAAATTAGTCACATCCAATTCACCAGTTAAACCATAATCTATAATTGCTTCATAAAAAGCTAATCTACTTTTTTCTTCCATATCTTTACCGACATCCCTGAAACTGTCATAAAATATAAAACTTTCTTGCATATTTTGATTTGGTCCTTTCGTTTGATTATTTATTAATTCATTGATACTAATATAAAATTTATTGTTTAGATATTTTTTTTAAATAAGATATGTTAATGTGGTAAAAATCAACCACTTTTTGCATCGGAACTAACCTACTTGGTAGTTTAGTTCCGTCTGCAGTGATTTCATTTGTAAGAGTGTTAAAATCAGCTCTAGCATATGCTATACACTTACCACTGAGCAGAGCCATATCACTAGCTGTGGCCCACTGCTTATTAAGAATCATGAGCATTTCAGAAGCTGTAAGTAATTTTTTCTTTGCTCCCATTTATCTACCTCTTACCATATAGTTTCTAACCTCTGTATAACTACATGTCCCACCTTTAGCAGCATCACATTTCTTTCCCCATTTTTCAAAATCATCAGATTTATTACATAATAAATGAGCTAAAAATATAAATGTAATTATCATTACAGTAATAATCATTAAATCTTTAACCCAACTTTTTAATCTTAATCTTTTTTTCATTTTCTCAAATCCTTTCTTAGTTTTGCACGGTTTTTGTTATCTATTCACTCTTAGTGAAATTAAGTGGTAAAAAAAATTCATCAATATTGCATCCGATAGAAATTGCAACTGTATTTAATTTATCAATTGAATAATTAAACGGATGATTTTCTATTGATTTGTATGTTCTAGATGTCATATTTGCTTTTTTTGCAACTTCCTCTTGTGTCTTACCATAGCGTTCTCTTGCCGATTTAATATTTCTGACAACTTGTTCTTCGCTTGTTTCCATTATTCTTCCCTCCTTACACTAACATTGTATTTCACTATTAGTGAATTGTCAATACATTTTGTGCTATTTTTTCACTTTTTGTGAAATTTTACATTGATTAATAAAATAATGTGTAATATAATAAAGACGGAAGAAAGGAGATATTATGGAAAAAAGCTTATTATCTAAAAATTTAAGCTATTTATTAGAACAAAAGATAATAAGTTCTGATAAGATGCTAAAAATAACTGGTCATACAAGTCCTGGACTTATATCGATGTGGAAAAACGGAGAAAGAACTATAATGACTGCTGATTTAGTAAAAATTGCAAATTATCTTGGATACACAGTTGATCAAATGATTAACCAAGACATTTCTAAAATAAATGTTAATGATAGTTTAGATACTATTTATCAACGTGCCAAACCGTATTTAACTGATGATGATATTGAAACTATTATGTTTATATTAAAAAAAAGATTAAACGAAAAATAGAAATGTAGTTAATATTAATTGAAGCACGCTAGTACAGGTGTTTTGATATAGATGTTTTTATAAAGGAGAAAAGAAAATGAAAGAAACAAAAGTATGTAAACACTGTAAGAAAGAAATAGACAAAAGAGTCAAAATTTGTCCTTATTGTCTAAAAATCCAATCAAATTCTATTATTAAAGGAATTTGCTTATTTCTACTAGCTATTATTATTATTGGAGGTATATCTTTCACATCGAATGACAATACGAGCTCTAACAAAAAAAACAGCTCATCTACCCTGAAAGAAACAGAAAATAGTTATTCAACAAATAAAGTTAAAGAAAGTGAATTAGAGGCAAACTCTAACGAAAAATTAAATTATCTTGTAAAAAAAGGACAAAGCAAAGCAAAAAATGCAAATATTAAAGAGGCAGATGAAGCACTTAGCTACATAAAAAATAATATTGATAATCCATTTAGTAATAATAGTATTATGGAAAATCTAATTTATTATGGAACTGTTTTAGAGTATTATTATGCCAATAATGATAGCTCATTTAATGGTTTTTCTGACATTAGAGGAAAGATAGGAATGAATACAGTTCAAGCTATTAAATATGTGTACAGAAATATTGAAACACCCACTAATGATGCAACCATTAGTAATATTAATAAAGTAAAAGAAGATTTATTAAAGATAAATTAAAAAAAGACCTCGTATTAACGGTACGAGATCAAATGAAAAATCACAAAAGTCGTGCAAAACTAAGAAGCAAAATACCAATAGACTGATATAATGCCTTGGATTTTTCTATTTCATTATATCAAAATTTCTATTGGATTTCAATAGGAGGATGATAAAAATGCCTGTTTACAGAGAAAAAAAAGAAAAATGGACAAAGGATGGTAAAAGCTATGCATTCAGATGTTATTACACTGATATGTATGGGAATCGTAAACAAAAAGAAAGTAAATTATATAAATTAAAAAGTGAAGCTAAGGAAGCCGAGAGAAAGTTCTTAGAAGAAGTTTCAAAAGAAGATACTATAGAGAATAATGTAGGATTTAAAACAGCCTATAATAATTGGCTAGAACATAAAAAAGATACTATTAAAATTACAACATATTATGA